ACGACGAATCACCGCCTTGAGGGTATTCAGGGCGTTAAACAGAAAATGCGGATTCACCTGAGCATGTAGCAATTTGATCTCTGACTGGGTCAGCAGCGCTTTTTGCCGCTCATACTGCCCGGCCAAAATCTGCGCCGAGAGCAGCTGGGCAATCCCCTCTCCCAGCGTGCGGTTAATGGAGCTAAACAGTCGATTTTTTGCTTCGTACAGCTTAATGGTGCCCATTACCCGCTGGTTCTCACCGCGCAGGGGGATCACCAGCGTTGAGCCCAGCTTGCACTGAGGATGCAGCGAACAGCGGTACGGCACTTCGTTTCCGTCGGCATAGACTACCTCGCCGGTCTCTATGGCACGAAGCGTATAAGCGGATGAAATCGGTCTGCCAGGCAGGTGGTGATCGTCGCCGGTGCCTGGGTATAGATGAAGAACTTGGTTGCCGCCGTGATACGCGTTTTACCGTCGGATGCCTTATGGCCCCCTGGGTACCGCGAGACTTGGTTGGGTACTCGCTTTCTGCCGTACGCTTACCTCAAAGTTGAGCAGGCCGACTCACCGGAACAGGAGGATATGCCAGAAGAGGAGTAAGTCATGCAACAGGCCACGGCAGCGGAAGTCAGGCGTAACGCTTCCGCCATTCTCAAAGCTCCTCGCCGTATGCCTGTGGCTGAGGCAGTACAGAAATTTATGCGCGTACCGATGGGGGCCGGTAACTCGGTCCCGTGGGATCCTGCCGTTGCCCCCTATGTTATTGAGCCAATGAACTGCCTTGCGCTGCGTGAGTACGATGCGGTGGTGTTTGTTGGCCCGGCGCGAACGGGTAAAACCATCGGTCTGGTGGATGGCTGGGTCGTATACAACATTGTCTGTGACCCGTCAGATATGCTCGTCGTTCAGATGACCGAAGAGAAAGCCCGCGAGCACTCAAAAAAGCGTCTGGCACGAACCTTCCGTGTCAGTCCTGAGGTAGCAAAACGCCTTAGCCCGTTGCGAAACGACAACAACGTGCACGATCGTACTTTTCTGGCGGGGAACTATCTCAAGATTGGCTGGCCCTCCATCAACATCATGTCCTCGTCAGATTTTAAATGCGTGGCGCTGACGGATTATGACCGTTTCCCTGAAGATATTGATGGTGAGGGGGACGGTTTTACCCTGGCTTCCAAACGTACCACCACCTTTATGTCTGCCGGTATGACCCTAGTGGAGTGTTCGCCTGGCCGGGACATTCGCGACAGTAAATGGCGTCGCAAGTCTCCCCATGAAGCGCCCCCCACGACTGGCGCGCTTTCTCTTTACAACCGTGGGGATCGCCGCCGCTGGTACTGGCCATGCCCGCATTGTGGTGAATATTTTCAGCCAGCGATGGAGGCGATGACCGGCTACCGCGATGAGCCTGATCCGGTGAAAGCCAGCGAGTCGGCCCATCTGCTTTGCCCGCATTGCAACGGCATTATCACGGCAGACAAAAAGCGCGAGCTGAACGGGGTGGGAGTCTGGTTGCGTGAAGGCCAGAGCATTGACCGTGACGGCAATATTTCCGGCGAGCCTCGCCGTTCGCGCATAGCATCGTTCTGGATGAAAGGACCCGCAGCCGCATACCAGACTTGGGCGCAGCTGGTGTACAAGCTGCTGACAGCTGAGCAGGAGTACGAGGCGACAGGCAGCGAAGAAACCCTGAAGGCGGTAATCAACACCGACTGGGGGCTGCCGTACCTGCCGCGCTCTGCCAGCGAACAGCGACGCGCAGATGCGCTAATGTTGCGCGCAGAAGACTACGGTAAACGCCTGGTCCCACCCAAAGTACGTTTCCTGCTGGCGGCCGTCGACGTCCAGGGGGGAAAAAAGCGTCGTTTTGTCGTGCAGATTATCGGCTATGGCGAAAATGGCGAACGCTGGCTGGTGGACCGCTACAACATCCGCCAGTCGCTGCGCTGCAGTGAGCATGGTGAGGCGGAGCCGATCCATCCCGGCGCGTATCCTGAGGACTGGCAACTGTTGGTTTCCGATGTGCTGGAAAAAACCTATGCACTGCAATCTGACCCGGCGCGGCGCATGCCGGTACTGGCGATGGCCGTCGACAGCGGTGGTGAAGAGGGCGTGACCGATAACGCCTACAAATTCTGGCGCCAGTGCCGCCGTGATGGCCTGGGTAAACGCGTCTACCTGGTCAAGGGCGATAGTACAAAACGCCAGAAAATCATCACCAAAACTCACCCGAATAATACCGAACGCAGCGACCGTCGCGCCGACGCGCGCGGCGAGGTGCCAGTGTATCTTTTGCAGACCGACCTGCTCAAGGATCAGCTCAGTAACAATCTGGATCGTGAGACGGCCGGAGCCGGATATATCCACTTTCCCGACTGGCTGGGGGAGTGGTTCTACGAGGAACTGACCTATGAAGAGCGGGGCGCCGACGGGAAATGGCGTAAACCCGGGAAGGGTGCCAACGAAGCTTTTGACCTGTTCTGCTATGCCCACGCCGTGGCTGTCCTGCGTGGCTACGAAAAAGTACGTGACTGGGAGAATCCTCCGGCATGGGCTGCGGCGCAGGATCTCAACCCAAATATTCATGAAGGGGAACGCCCCCGGGAGTTAACCGTGAAAAAAAGCAAACCTGCTCAGTCACCTGTCCAGGCTAAAGCTGAAAAGGGTACCGAACTGTCAGGAAACTGGCTGGGTGGTTCCGGTAAAGGGGGCTGGCTGTGACGAAAGACGACATCTGGAAAACGTTGTTGATGGTTCGCCAGGCCTATCAGGATTCGCTGGATGGCAAGAGTATTTCTTTTACAGGTGTAAACGGACGCGCCATCACCAACCACGATCCGAAAGCGCTGCGCGACGAGCTTGAATACTGGGAGCGGCGCTGGCGGAAGGTCAACAGCCGCGGCGGTTCGTACAAACTCGCTAACTTTCTGTAAGGCGTTCTATGGGCATTCTTGAAAAAACACTGGGTGCGCTGGCGCCGGGGTGGGCGGCGGCACGCGCGCGTGATCGTCTCCGCCTCAATGCGTATGAAGCGGCAAGCGCGTCCCGCCTTCACAAAGCGAAAAAACAGAGCCAGTCAGCGGACACGTCGGTATTTGCCGCAGGCCAGTCCCTGCGGGAGCAGGCCCGCTGGCTGGATGAAAACCATGATCTGGTGATTGGCCTGTTCGACAAAATGGAAGACCGGGTAATTGGCGCGCACGGTATACATGTAGAGCCGCAGCCTCTCGATCTGGATGGCAACCTTCATTCCGATTTCGCCGGGCAGCTGTCGGCGCTCTGGGCCGAGTGGTCC